GTTCCATCCGTTACTCGGGGTGGGGCCGATCTTCGCCTGCGGTGCTGCCGCAAGTCAGGGGCTGCGGATCATCGAGGATCAGAACAGCTTCTTTGCGAACCACGCGCACCCGGGAGGCATGCTGTTGGCACCGGGTGCGATTTCGCAAGATACCGCAGAGCGGCTCAAGACCTATTGGAACGAGAACTTCGCCGGGGACAACGCCGGCAAGATCGCGGCGCTCGGTGACGGCCTGAAGTACGAGCCGATGCGCATGACGGCGGCCGATGCGCAGTTGATTGATCAGCTGAAATGGACGGCGGAAATCGTATGCAGCGCCTTCCACGTACCGCCGTTCAAGATCGGGCTCGGAATCATGCCGACGTACCAGAATGCCGAGGTGCTGAACCAGATCTACTACGCGGATTGCTTGCAATCCTTGATCGAGCAGTTTGAGGCGTGCATGGACGAAGGGATCGGACTGGATACGCCGACTGCTGGCAGGCAGATGGGCGTCGAACTCGATCTTTCCGGGCTGCTGCGCATGGACCAAGCCACGCAGATCAAGACTCTCACCGAGGGAGTCAAGGGCGGGCTGTGGACCCCGAACGAGGCGCGCAGCCAGGTTGATGCTGCGCCGTTGGCCGGCGGCGATACGGTGTACCTGCAGCAGCAGTATTACTCGCTCAAGGCGCTGGCCGAACGTGATGCGAACGCGCCGTTCGCCAAGCCGCCGCCTCCTGCCGTTCCTGCGCCGGACAAGAGTGCCGAGCCTGAAACCGATGATGAGGACGACGTGCAGCGATACGCCGCCGATCTGATTGCCTACGTCCTGCAACCTGCGAGCGCCACGCCATGAGCCAGAAAGACGCCACCGTGATCGCTCGCGAGATCCAGGACATGGCGCAGGCTATGGCCGAGTCGATGACCGGTGTGGCTGAGACGGTAAAGGCGGCTGTGGCCGTCACGCACGGGCAGGCACGCGGCGAGGCCGGGCAGATCGTGCAGCTATCGACGCCCGCGCCGGTCCTTCAGTTGCCGCCGCCGCAGATCGACGTGCACGTCAATGTGCCCGAGCAGCTGCCGCCGGTCATCAACCTGCCGCCGACGGAATTGACGGTGAATGCGCCGGTTGCAGTGAATGTGCCTCCTGCCATCCCGCAGGCATACGAGGTGCAGGTCACGTCGAGAGACGCGCAGGGCATGATCAAGACGTTCCTGATTGTTCCGGTTGTGATCGAATAGAGGGCACACGATGGCAACGACCGACACCGAGCGCGCCGCGCTCCCCGAGTTCACTTTTCGCTCGACCGAGGAATTCGCGTGGTTTCGCGGCGACCAGTGCGTGGCCCGCTATTTCCCCGGGCAGGACTACGTGTGCACGCGCCAGCCGCGCCACGACGAGCTGCGCGATATGTGCTCTGCATGGCAGGCCGAGGGAAAGATCGTCATCACCGGCCTGTCGAGCGGACAGGCGTTCGTCAACATGAGCTTGGGAGGATAACCGATGGCGCTGCAACTGAGTGTAGCGGCGCGCAACGCGCTGCTCGATGCGATCGAGACGACCATCGGCACCGCGCCGTATCTGGACATCCGCACCGGCGCCCAGCCGTCGGACTGTGCGCAGGCGGACGCGGGCACCGAGCTTGAGCACATGGCGCTGCCGAGCGACTGGATGGCGGCAGCGAGCGGGGGCACGAAGGCGAAATCCGGCACATGGAGCGGCACCGCCGACGCTGCCGGCACCGCAGGCCATTTCCGCCTCAAGGACACCACGGACACCACCTGCCACATGCAGGGCAGTGTGACCGCGACGGGTGGCGGCGGGCAGCTGGAGCTCGATAACGTTGTGATTGCGAGCGGCCAGACGATCACGATCACGGCGTTCACGCTGACCGCACCGAATGCGTGATGCGCCCGCGCTGCCCGCACTGCGATGAGCCGATGTATGAGGGCACGCGGGAGCTGTTGAGGTGGGCGAAACAGGTTGGATACAACACAGCAATGCAGGAGGTAGGTATGGCACGCAAACCGGCACCGGGGCCGACGCTGAAAGAGAAGGTCGTCAAGCAGCGGAATCCGCTCGTTCGGAAATGAACGATGGCTGGTGGCCGGTCGCTGGTCCGCCTCGACCCGGTGCATCGTGGGGAGCGGATCGAGGTGTGGCAGGCGCGGGCCTATTCCGTGCCTGTCGATCCGCTTCTGCCGCTAGAGCAGATGATGGAGCCGTACACGGCTGTGGCGACGGTCACGATCGACGCGGGCACGGCGTATGTGCAGGGGATGCACGGAAAGATGTCGCGGGCGATCATGCGGAGCTTCCGCGCACGCCTGCGCGCGATCGGTGTATCGCGGATTAGGTGGCAGCGCCAGCGTGAACGGGGCGTGAAGCAGGTAGAACAGGAGGCATGAGATGGCGTTGCAGTTGAAACACCAAACGGTCGCGCAGTTCGTCTCGCGGGTGCGCGAGGCGTACCGGAATCGCGAGCGGGAAGATCTGGTTCGCATCGCGCGGTGGATTCTCGCCGCACTGAATCGCGGCGATATCACGGATGCAAACTGCCGTAACGCGTTCGGGCTGAACACCACGCAGTGGAACGCGCTCAAGGCCAAGATGACCACGATGGTGAACGCGAGCAACGTCATTCAAGGCGCGGTGGGAGAGTGATATGCCGGTTACCAACAGTACGAAAGTCACGAGCGACATCGGCGGCGGTCGGTATTACGTCGTCGAGCGGCACTTTGACCAGGATGGCAAGGAGGTCGGATTCTTCACGTGGTCGAGCGTGCCAGAGCAAGATATTGATGCGGTAGTCGCTGCGCGCGTGGTGGAGATCGACGAGCGGTTGGCGAACGATGAATTCGAGGCGATCATCGGGGCGGAGTGAGTAATGGCGACCATTTACTGCTCCCACACCGGAAGCAACACCGCGCCGTACGACACTAAGGCAAAGGCGGCGAAAACGCTCGCTGCGGCGATCGCCGCGATGACGGCGGCTGGCGACGTGATCCTTGTCGATCACACGCACACCGGGGATAACGCGCTTGCATCGGATACGTCGTACATCCTTAACTACTCGTGCGCGATCATCGCGATCGACTTCAGCACGGATGCGCTGGCGGAAATGGGGACAAGCGCATGGATTGGGCATTCGTCGTCGAACCGGTGGGTGCGGTTCACTGGGGCGGGGAACGCCACGCATTTCTTGCGGGGGCTGACGCTACGCGAAACGGGGGGTGACAACATTGAAGTTAACTACGGCGCGGACAGCCATATGGCCGTCGAGGCGTGTTACTTCTGGCTGGGCGGATCGTATGCATCTTCGGTGATTAGGCTCGGGGCGGGGTCGACTACTCCGGCGACGACCACGATTGCGAGAAATTGCACGTTCCGGTTCGATGATGTTGATGGGCGCATTGAAGTCGGCGGCATCGTCAAAATGTTCGGGTGCTCGCTGGCGGCGGAGTCGGTGGCGATTACTGCCCTGCTCGATTTGTCGGGCGTTGGCGGCGCTCTGTATGCCGAAGGGTGCGACTTCTCCGATATGGGGTCGGGGTATCTCATCGACGCTCTAAACGCGCTCAGCCTATCGGTGACACTGGTCAACTGCAAACTGGGCTCCGGGTTCGTCCCGCTCGCGTCGCAGACGGGGTTTGCGCCAGAGCTGTACCTGTACAACTGCAATGCCGGGGATGTGCATTACTTTTTCGGGCACTACGATCCGCTGGGATCATGTGTTGCATACACGTCGATTCACGCCAACGATGGGCCAACCTACGATGGCGCAACCGAATTCGCGTGGCGGATCGACACCACCGCCCGCGCCACGCTCTACAATCCGTATATCAGTCCTTGGGTAAGCACGTACCACGACGGTACGAGTGCGATCACGCCACGGCTTGAGATTCTCCGCGACGGCAGCAGCACGGCGTTCGACGATGATGAGGTGTGGGGCGAGTTCTCCTATCAAGGCACAAGCGGCTACCCGATCAGCACGATCGTGAATGATCGTGTGACGCTACTCGGCACGCCTGCCGCGCAGGCTACCGGCATGGGTACGGGGTCGTGGACGGGCGAAAGCGGCACAGCGTGGAGCGGTAAGCTCGCGCCGGCGTCGAGCATCACGCCGGCAGAGATTGGCGAGCTAAGGGCGCGGGTATGCGTGGGCTTGGCGTCGGCGACCGTTTACGTCGACCCGCAGATCAGGATTAGCTAACGATGGCCCGCGCCCGTCACATACCGGGCGGGCTGTACGTTGCGCAGTCCGGCCTTGCGCGCCATGCGCCGGGTGGGCTGGTCGTTGAGCCGGCAGCGGGGGGAGTGGGGAGCGCGTCCGGGGTGCTGGCCGTCACCCTCGCCGCCGTATCCGTATCTGCATCAGGCGCGCTGACCGTTTCCGGCTCCGCCAGCAGCACGCTTGCGGCGGTCGGCATCAGTGCGTCTGGCGCGGTCGCCGTCGCGGGCTCGTCGGCGGTCGCGCTGGCCGATGTCGGGCTGTCCGGCTCTGGCGCCGTCGGATCGTCGCCGATCAGTGGTGCCCTCTCCGTCGCGCTCTCCGACGTGCTCGCAGCCGCCTCCGGTGCGGTGACGATCACAGGCGCGGCAGGCCTGTCGCTCGGCGCGATGGAGGTGTCGGCAGCGGGGGCCGTGGCAGGTGGTATCGATGCGCCGATTGGCGGCAAGCCGCGCGATCCAGAAATCGAGCCTGTGCCAGCTCATTTGGCGCTGTTCGATGATCGAGATCTGCTCGAAACCGTACCGATTATCATGGGGATCATCAATGCGGCACGACGTTAAAATCATCGGGGACGCGATCCGCGCTGCCGTCGATGCTGCGCTCGCCGCACGGCTCGCGGACATCCAACAGCAGATCCAGCGCGGGCTGGCTGACGTGCAGGGCGTCGAGCAGCGCACGCTCAGCGTCGTGATGGAGAAGGCCGGACGATGGGGTGCCGTCGAGGCCTTGCTATCGGAGATGGAGCAGAAGCTTGCCACGCACGCTGACGCCATCGTTGACATTACGGCGGCGGTGGCGTCTATCCCTGTTGGCCGCGACGGCAAGGACGGCAAGGATGGCCTCGATGGCGCCCACGGCAAAGACGGCGCGCCAGGTCGTGACGGCAAGGACGGCATTAATGGCAAGGATGGCGCCGACGGTCGCGACGGCGTGGACGGCAAGGACGGCATTAATGGCAAGGATGGCGCCGACGGTCGCGACGCGCTCGAGCTTGACATCGTGGACGCCATCGACCCGCAGAAGGCCTACCCTCGCGGCACAGTCGCGGCGTATCGCGGCGGTTTGATCAAGGCCACGCGCCGGACTGGACCTATCGGCGAATCACTCTCCGCCGCCGGCTGGCGTGTGATCCTGCGTGGCGTGGCGCAGACAGAAGTGGTGCCGTCGGACGATCTCCGCACGCTGGGCATTCGCCTGACGCACACGGATGGCGAGGTGGTAGAGCAGACGCTGCGCTCGCCGTCGCTGCTCTACCGCGGCGTATTCCGCGAGGGCGACCAGTACGACGGCGGCGATGCCGTGACGTTCGGCGGTAGCCTCTGGGTGGCTTTGTGTGCAACGACCACCAAGCCCGGCGACGGCTCGCCTGACTGGCGACTCGCAGTCAAAAAGGGCCGTGACGGGAGGGATGCCAAGTGATGTTGGTCAGCCTGCAGGCCGCGAGCGATTACGTCCGCCGCGATGGGGACGACGACGACGATCTGCTCACTGTGCTGATCGAGGCGGCGAGCGCAGCCGTCGTGAATTATTTGGGCGCGCAGGCTGAAACTGTACTGGGGTATGACTCGGATGGTGAGCCTGTGCTCGAATCGTCGGACGGCATCGTGGCGGACGTGCCCGCGGTGGTGCGCATGGCCACGTTGTATCTGACCGCGTGGATGTACCGAAACCGTGACCAAAATGCTGACGAGGCATTCCAGCCCGGCTATCTGCCCGCCCCAGTGACGGCCATGCTCTACGCGCTGCGCGACCCGGTGATCGCATGACGCTCGCGGCGGGGCGGCTGAACAAGCGCGTCACACTGCAGTCGCCCGTGCTGGATCAGGACACCGCCACAGGGGCGCTGGCTACGGTGTGGGCGGATCAAGCGGTCGTATGGGCCGCGATCGAGCCGATTTCGGTGCGTGACTTCATCGCAGCGGACGAACGCCAGGCCCGCGTGACGGCGCGGATTGTCATTCGACATCGGAGCGACGTAGACGCCAGCTGGCGCGTCACGCATGGCAGCAAGGTCTATCAGATCGTCGGCGTGCTGGCCGATCAGGATTCGGGCCGTGAGTTCGTCACGCTTGCCGTCGGCGAAGGCGTCAATCCGGGCGGCGGGTGAGTTCGCGGGCCGCTGGCGCGGGCAGACGGTGGTGTGTCTTGCCAGTGGCCCGTCACTCACAGCAGATGATGTGGAGGCTGTGCGGCTGTCCGGGCATCCGGCCATCGTGGTCAATTGCACGTTTCGCGCTGCGCCGTGGGCGCAAGTCCTGTATGGGATGGATCGCAGTTTTTGGCAGCACTATTTGCCGGAGATCGAGCGGACGTTCGCTGGCACGCGCGTTGGCGTGCACCTGATGCCGGCCCGTTACCGATGTGCGGCGATGAAGGGCGTGGCAGGGTTTCGTCCGTACAACAACTCTGGCGCCGGCGCGATCAGTCTGGCGCAGTACGGTGGTGCGTCGCGCGTCGTGATGCTCGGCTACGACCTACAGCATACGGGCGGGCGGGCGCATCATCATGCGGACCATCCTAGACCACTCGGCAACGCGCGTCAGACATCCGTGGACAGGTGGTTGGTGCGCTTCAGTGAGTTGCGCACGCGCCTTGATGCCGCAGGGGTGGAGTACGTCAACTGTTCTCGCGCCACCGCACTGGACTGGCCGCGTATGACGATCGAGGAGGCGTTGCGTGCGCGAGGCTGAGGAACGCGCGAAGTATCAGCAGATGATGATGCGCTTGCCGACGGATAGCGTGCGTGGGCGAATCCGCGAGTGGATCGAGGGTCACGCGGCCCTGCTTGGCGATGACGTGCTCGAGATTGGCACGCGTCGGCATGCGGCATCTGCGTGGTGGTGTGAAAACCGCGATTTGGCGCAGGGCGAGTGGACCGGCATTGACATGCAGGCGGGTGCAGGGGTGGATCGGGTTGCCGACATCCACGCCCTGCCGCAGGAGTGGGGCGGCCGGTTTTCTGGCGTGGTGTGCTCCGAGGTTTTGGAGCATGTGCGCCGGCCGTGGGTGGCGTTGCCGGAGGTTCGCAGGGTGATGCAGCCTGGCGGGTGGTTGATCGTCACCACGCTGACGGCGTTTCCGATCCACGGCTTCCCGGACGATTTTTGGCGGTTCACTGGGTCGGGGTTGGTGGGGCTGTTGACGGACGCTGGCTTCTCCGAGATTGCCACGGCGGCGGCCGGCGGGGTGGATTTCCACCTGAACGATCACGGCGAGGCGGGGTTTGTGCATCGTCGGTGCCCGGTGCACGTTTTTGCGGTCGCGCGGGCATGATGCAGTTAATCACCCCGACGGGTGACAGGCCGCGTGCGTGGGCGCTGTGCGAGCGCTGGATGGCTCGGCAGACGTATGCCGGGCCGGTTGTGTGGCACGTGGTTGATGATGGCGTGCTGCCGCTCTCCGCAGCCTTCACGCGGGACGGGTGGGACGTGCGGGTGCATCGGTTGGCGCCGATGCCGGAGAACACGCAGGCGCGCAACATGATGCACCTTTTGCGGCTGGTGACGCCTCAGCATCCTGTGGTGGTGATCGAGGACGACGACTGGTACGCGCCGGACTGGCTAGACACGTGTGCGCGGGAGATCCGGTCGGCCGAGTGCGTGGGCGAGGCGCCGGCGAGGTACTACAACGTGGCTAGGCGGGTTGCGCGGCAGTTGCAGAACGGCGCGCACGCGAGCTTGTGCGCGACGGCGGTGCGTGGTCATGCGGTCGAGACGCTGAGGCGGGCCTGCGAGGGCAGGCGCACGTTCATCGATTTGGAGCTGTGGCGGCGGCATCACTCGCGGCGGGTGTTTGGTGGTCGTCGCGTGGTGGGGATCAAGGGATTGCCGGGCCGGGGAGGCATTGGCATGGGACACGATGCGCGGTTTGCTGGCAAGCCAGACCCTGACGGGGCGGTGTTGCGTTCATGGGTTGGCGCTGATGCGGAGGTGTACCTG